CGGTGTAAACGTTTTGAGAATTCTGTGCAAGGTTTTCGCCTGATGTACCTGTTCGCCATCCACCCATAGATTGAGCGTTCCTAGCAATAGCGCTTTCACCTTGGTCAATCATGCTAGACATAAAAGGTGATGCTTGAGCTTGGTCGATAATAGCTTGTTGGTCGCCACCATAAAAAGCATTTATATCCTGAAAAGCTTGATTACCCGCTTGCATTCGGGGATCGTAAATGCCGCCAATCTCTGTTTTTAGTGCTTGCTGATCGGCTAGTGACAATTCGCCAGCCGCCTTAGCATCTCTTGCCGCCGCAGTTGCGCCAGTCCTAGTAAGCTTGTCAAGATTGCCCAAGCCTGTGAATTTCATTACGCTACTAAATAATCCCATAATATTTTACCTTGCCTTTGTTTTGTTTATTGTATCACGAATTACACTGCCATTTGCTTAGCTGTTTTGGCCTTGGTTATCATGTCGTTTATTTGCGTTATAGCCGCGTTTAAATCTATTAGTAACTGGTTGTGCTTGGCTTTTGTATCATTTGCCATATCAGCCATTAATTGTGTGTAAGTTTGGTCGTATAAGGCGGGAGCGGCAGCAATATCAACTAAAACAATTTCCTGTGTCGATGCTATGGCGTCATTAACCGATTCCATTAATAAGACTACACCGCCAATTACATCGGTACAGAAATTCTCAGTACCAACGTTTACACCGGCAACCCCATGCTCTGTATTTGACGTGTCGTGAGCTTCAAAATTATCAGCGTTTATCTGTATATTTTCTTCGTTAGTGATAATCCTAATCTCTAGGGAGTCAATCGAATCAGCATTAGCAACAAAATCCGCAAATATACCTTGGTAGTCTTTCACCATTAATTCGGGGAACTCTGTCAATACGGAAACTTGCTCGTAACTTAATACAGCTCGTCTTGTTGATGTGCGTCTAGGTTCAGCCATTAGCTAGCCTCTATGTCAAGTCGAGTAAATGCCATTCTTGAGCGTGAAGCTGTTCTGATTTTGAATCCTGTTTCGCTTCTAACATAACCTAAATTTCGCATAGTAAAGTTTTTAAAGTAGTCTTGGTTAACTCCGTATTGTTCAGTGTGTTCTTTGCTGTATATTCTCATATCATCAGTGCGAGATATAAAAACAGTGGCGTCATTATCAGGAGAGATGCCAGGAATAGTTTTTAATTTAAGCTCATTAATCGAAAGAGTTTCCATATCTAAAATAGGCGTGAACAATAAGCCCTCTACTATTTCGCCGTAATGTGTACAAGCGGCATCATCTAAGAAGCCAATAGTATTGTCCCGCTTGTCACCAATGCACCACTTGCTAAAACGGGGGTCGTAAGTCATATCTTTGCCGCGATAAGTTTTATCACCAAACACATCAGTTTTTAATATGGACCATGCCATATCAACACCATATTTTTTAGACACTGTTTCATTATAAGCAAGCGTTTCATTAGGTAGGTGCGCAATCATCCATGTTACAGCGTCCTTAGTGAACACCTCTACAACTGTTTTTGATAATTGGTCACTAGTATATTTAGATAGTACCTTTTCAATTTCTCGGCTTGTGATTGATTCTGATGAGCCTGACTGTATAACAGCAAATTGATATTGAGTGCTAGCTCTACGCGTTAGACAGTACCATTTGTTTTTAAATTCAGCTTTGCAATGAGTGCCGGCGATACCAACTTTAACCGCTTTTAATTGTATGCGAGTATAAGTAAAGTTATCTTGCCCGATATTAACAAAGTATTCAGTAGTTAATTCATTGAATGCTATTAGCTCATTATCATCATTAAGGCCAACGCCCCATATTTTATCGGGTTGAAAATCTGAGCCTGAAAAATCTAGTGGCTCATATTCTTCTTCGTCAAGTTCTGCTGATTGAAATAAGAATTCGCCATCAGTTAATACGAAACGAAAATCAGCCCATACAATATCAATAGGCTCGCCAATGTGAACGTCAGTTATTTGCCTAAATCCATCAGTGGGGTTGTAGTAATAGAGCTTCTTATTTGCGACTATTGCGAGGTTGTTTAGCGAGTAAGTCATCGATGTTTGGTCAGTTCCGGGTATTGTACCCAAAACTGTTACGGTTTCATTATCTTCAATCTTAAGCAATGACGTCCCGCTTACGCGATATTGCCCTTCTAATCCCGGTCTAGCTACCCATATTGAACCACGACTAATGCCTTGACCTGTGGCAAAATCAGTTAACCCGTAGTAATTGAGCATGTAACCTTCTTCACCGTAAATGGGGCGTAATACAGCGTAATAATTTACAGCTAAGGCGTCACGATAATCGGTGTTATCGTCTACTTTGTCGCCCTTTACGAATGAGATGCTTGGCATTTACTTAACCTCTAATGTTTAATAGGTACAGTTTACCACATAGAGTATTTATAAAAAAGAAAGAGGCCGAAGCCCCTTTTTTAATTGTTAGCCTAGTTATTATTATGGTGTGTCGTTAACTATATCACCGACCGTCATATTGAACATCGTAAAATCTAATGTGCTTATTTGGTCTGTGATTGTTGGGAATGTGTCACCGTCTCCCATTCTCCACCAGTTATCTGGCGCAGTTGTTAGTAATGATAAATCGTGAGGTGTACCAGTATTATAAATAGCTGCTACGTTAGCTGTTTGATCGCTTGACCATATAGCCACTTCATCAACCTTGTCATTATTTCGCATATGTTCACCACCGAACACAACCTCACCTATACGGAATTGCTCATCTTTAATCGATGAATCCCAACCATCATTTGAGTTTTCTTTATTAAGTGTTTGGCTAACACCATCGAGCCATATTTCAAAACGACTATAGTAATCGTTAATACTTCCGCCATTGCTGCCGGTTGTGCCTCCATCATAAGTAATAATGAAATGAACCCAAGTGTTATCGACCATTGAATTATCAGGCGTTGTAAATCTAAGCCAATCATCCTCAGAGCCAAACTTTAATACTAATTGCTCTTTGCTTGAGTTGCCGTCCCAGTAAACCCATACACGCCCTTCATTGTCCTTGTCAGTACCACCATAGCTAATAATGGTCTGATTAGTGTCGCTTGAGGTGCCACCTTTAAACCATCCGCAAATAGTCCAAGCATCACCAGCGCCAACACCGTTTGCAGCTCTATACATTGGATTACTCGTTAATGCTGAGGCGTTCATATAATCGTTATTGTTAAAGTTAATCGACTTAGTATTAGAATAAGGAGGATTTGAAACAGTAATTGTAAGCGTTTCGGTGTCACTACCAAAATAGTTAACCGCTGTCATTGTTGGTGTATAGACACCATCTGCCGCAATTGAACCTACCAATTTTCTAACATTACCTTCTACTGTAACGAGTCCCGCAGGTAAGTTGGCCCACTCATAACCAACACCGCCAGTAGCAACTAACTCATAATTAATAGCTACATTTTCAGTCGTATTAATTGTTAGCGTACTAGTTATTACTGGGGGTAAGTCTAAACCCGAGCCTACAAACAAAGAGTTTAGCGCGTTAACAGTTGAGGCAGCATCTATGCCGTAAGTCGTTAAGCTTTGATCAACAAATTCAGCGTAAGGAATGGCTGTAAATAGATCTATTCCTCTTGCTAAATCCTTAACACTTAAAAATGTGTCAAGAGGGTTTATTAAAATTGCCTGTAATGAATTAAGGAATTGAACGCCGTTCGCGTCTTCAACGAAAATAGCATTTGCTTGTGTGTCTCTATAAATAATAATACTCATCGTTTAATCACCGTAATAACTGTACCTGCGTTAACTAAAGTTCCATTAGCTGACAACTTGGCTTGTAAAATAATTGGATTGTCTCTAGTGTTTAAATCGCCAATGTAAATTTTATGTACATCTAGCGAAAATCTATAAGGTATGCCCGATCCACTGTCTAATCTACTCATGTTTTTTTCTAAGGTATAAGATTGCACTCCAGTTCCCAATGAATACCTAAACTCTAATAGAGTGTTGTTTGTTGCTGGCGTTACAGTAAAATCATTACGAATTAACAGATTGTCACCCAAAACTAACTCAGTAGCGTCTATATTCCCGTTGGTAACATTCATTAATTCAGTAACGCTAGGCGGTTTATATGTGTCGTTAGAAAACGCACCTAGCCCATCATTAGGTAATGTTGTCCATACACCACCAGTTAAGACTAATGGTGTAGTTGTTGTTGATGTGTCGTTGTAATCGATAAATCCTTGGCCAGTACTTGACGTTGCCGTACTATCGTAAACTACATTTATAGTAGGCTCTTGGATTTCGGCAATGTAATAGCCGGCAGGTGTCACTATCTCTATTATTCCGCCAATCCAATCAGGATCATCAGAGAACCTAGACTGATCGAAATAATTACTTTGTAATATCTGCGCTATTAAATCGCCATTGGTTGGTTTGTAGATGTATTTATCAAAAATACCCCTACTTTGATTTACTGATTTATCTAGTTTGAATTGTTGAAAAGGCATAGCGACCCCCTATTTATTTTATCGGGAATATCGTCGGGGTCGGATGCCGGGTTTTCATTGGTGTTAGACGCGCCTAACTGCTCAGTCCCGACAACTGAACAGTGTTATTGTATATTAATTACTAGTGACGTTAAAGTTTATTAATTCAGGGTTAACTCGACCTGTTGATGTGGTAATTGTTATTGTTGCTGTTTGATACCCTGCCGACACACCTTTAACTTCAAGGTTTATTAAATCACCATCTTGAACGTCAGTAATTATCTCTATACCGCTCGTGCTTTCAATAGCGTAACTATTAATTGTCGCACCCTCTAAAAGGTATCTTGAGAAGTCCACACCAAAGAAATCAACAGCATTAACTTTTAAATCAAACGTATTACATGAAATAGGTGCTGCATTGCCGGCCCTATAAAAGCGAGTCCAATTGCGAAACCTGAAGGTATGACCTGAACCTTTCGCTGGTCTGC